TACTTCCTGTTGAATCCAGCGGATCTGCTTTTCATACTCACCAGCATTGGCAAGGGTGACGCAGTCATCCAAAATAATAAGATCGGCACGTGCGCCGTAAATCTGTCCACCAATACCAAGGGCTTGGACGGTAGGATCCTTTTCACCTGATTCACGTTCTAGGTAGATCGTGTCGGCTGTCCACTTCTCAGCGGTAGCCTTAAAGCCTTCTACTGGCGCGTAGCGCCTTTGAAGTTCTGCCCATTGGGGTGATGTAAGTCTTTGCTTGATGGCGTAGAGAAATTCTTTAGCCATTGCCTGAGTCTTTGAAACGAGCTTGATACGAACATTGGGATTGGTGACAATTCGATAGGTTACGTAGTCAATGGAGACTGTCATGCTCTTGGCGTGCTCGGGCGGCATATTGACCAAGACGTAATTAGGAAATCCCTTTTCGTAGGTCATGTTGCCGTGGAGCCAAGCAGGCTCCCCTTCTTCTAGCAACGAGGTAATGTTGCGTTGATGGGGGAAGGTCTTGCTGTTTAAATACTTGGCACGAAAATCCTCAAACGAAATTTCGGCGTCTTCATCAGCCACGACGCCTTTACGCTTTTGAATGACCCTAGACAGATCAATAGCTTCTTTAAACTGTGGGTCGCTAGAGCGATAGTACTCATAAGACTTGATAGACTTGCCGACTGCGCGGCAAGCATCCTCAACAGTCACTCCATCGGCAATCAGCGCGACAAGGCGCTTTTTTGCCTCTGGAGCCGAAAGGCTAGCCTCTGGGGCTAATTTGTATGAATTAGACTTTGGTTTACTCATAAACCTATTTCTCCTACCGCGAAGCGTTGCCTATGGGCAACACTTGGGTTATCTTTAGGGGGCGCCTTCAGCGCCTAACCCTATGGGTTAAAGGCAGCCCGTAGAGGCTGCCATTGGGTAAACCGTAGTTCGTCTCACCGGCATTGTTCGCTTGAGGCTCACCCTGCCGTGAGCCGAACGTTACCTGTGTAGATTATTTATATCCCTATATATACTAAGGCGGGATAAAGTCGTTTTATCCCGCATATGGGTGTGTGATGTTCGTCACACTCTTTAAAGTCAGTATTTTACGCCTACTTTGTAAAAAAGATTTTCGTCACACGGCCCTATATTTAGAAAAAATATTTGGGTGGATAGTACCAGTACCACACCGCCTACGTTAAAAACCCTGGGGTTAAACGTGTCATGAAACCGGTCGCCGGATCGTGTTACCGCCTAGCTTGCCGGCTATCCTGGCGTATTACCGGCACGATTACGAGCGATTATCCGGGCTTATCGGTACGTACTAAGGCGAATAAAGGTGGGTATAAGGCGTATCGGTGGCGTTAAGGCGTGTTATTAGGTCAATGTGGGGAGACTATGGAAACCACCCATAACGACCCATAACCGCCTAGATCCGACCCATAACCGGCACTAAACCGGCGCCTAAACCCTTACCCATAGGCAGACATAACCGGCGATAAATAGTGATGCGAAACACACTAATTGCCTATTGACACGCACGATTCCCCGCGTGTATCTTTCACTTATCGGCAACACGGCCGATATATTGGAAGGATAAGAACATGGCACGCACTAAGGAACAGAAGATCGCATTTATTCAAGAATTGAAGGCCGCCGCCGCGGCACTAGAAGATCAAGGCCTAGAGATTCCATTCCGCCTAGCCGGGAGGTTCTCGCCTAATAATTGTCTCATGATCCTTAGCCAGGATCCGGCGGCGACTAATTGCGCCGGATTCCATGAGTGGCGCAAGGCCGGGAGAATCGTACGCAAGGGAAGCAAGGGAAGCGCTATCCTAGTGCCGCTAGGCATATATACCGATGAAGCCGGTAGTGAGCGTATGAGCTTCACGTGGCGTTATGTCTTCGACGTGCGCGATACCGACCCAATAGCGGAAGATAGTCCGACACGCTTGAAAGATCTAGTAGACGCGTAGTCATTGACTATCGGGCAGGGTATCGCTACCCTGCTCGGTAGCCGGTAACTAACCGGATCTAAATACCTATGGAAGGGTAAGAATATGGCTAAGTCAATTAAGGTCCACCTAATTATGACCGATAACGCCGGCATTGAATGGGTGAGCGTTGAAACCACGGAAGCTAAGGCTAAGGCCCTAGTCAAGCAGTATCAGAAGGATAATCAAGCACTAGGCACGCCGGCACTACGCGCGGCATTTAAGCCGGTGGCGGCATGAGTGCATTCATGGTCAACAGTGACACGCTAGACCTATTAGCTAGCGTGGCGACACTATACGATTCACAACATACAACATACGTATATCTAGAATCGGATCAAGCCGGGCCTACGCAAGGCCTAAACCTAGTAACCGGCACCTATGGCGAGCGTTACGTGGAGATACGCGGCGGGGATGAGGATAGTATCGTGCGCGAACTATGGCACGCTAATAAAGTGAGCCTAGAAGCTCGCTACGATGACCCTAACGGCCTAATTCATGATGACCTAGTACAAGATACCTGGCGACCTATCTACGACGTACCACTGCCGGAGATATTAGGCGCCATCGCGTGTTATGAGTATCAAGCATGCGAGAGTAACACGTGGCGTTATTCATTCGCTAAGGCCTACTGTGAAGCTATTAGGCGCAAGGTTTGCGGCCTAATATCCGAAGGCCATTGGGAATTTAACCTACCGGCTAATTATGTCCGGCCCGTATCTCTTATGTCTATGATGAGGGAGCCACGATGAGAAGCCGCGCCTATTACAGGATACGCACCGGCGTACGCGTTATTTTTTGGCTAAGCCTAACCGCGCTAATCGTGTTTATTAGTTGCGGCCTATGGTGGAATGGCCACGGGTATACGATTAGCTTAACGCCGCCACTATAACCGGGTCATTGACTTATGCGCTAGGGCCAATTACCCTAGCGTATAGGCCGGTAGACCTACCGGATCAACCTATGGAAGGGTAATAACATGAATAAATGCGATAAATGCGAACGTAAAGCACTGTTCAACGTGTCGGGATACTACGCGGCACAATATCTATGCGCACCATGCGCGGCTAATCTATGCGAATCAGTAGGCGATACCGCCGGAGCTGAGAAGTTTAAGGTGCTAGCATGAATGGATACATGGTAGTAACCGGATATTGCCACAATTGCGGACAACACTACGCAAATCTAACTAAAGACCTATACGATGAAAGAATCAGACACGAGTGTAAGGAGAATAAATAATGAGTGACTATCGCGATTATGAAATACGCATGACCTATAATAATGGGATAAGCGTGTCGGCTATTGATGAAGATGAGGCAATTAAGTTTGCCCGTGAACTTATGGCTAATGAATTGGGTCAGAAATTAGCCGATAACATGAGCTATCGGGCCACGTGGGCAGGTGCTATCCATGACTAACGAGCAGATTAACGATTATATTGTCGCGTTTATGCGCGATATCCAGGACAACGGCTGGTCCGGCCATACGCCGGACTATATCCAGGGAACTATAGAGACACTAAGCCATGTCAATGGCCTACTAACCGGATCTATTAAGGTGGCGAAATAATGAATAAAGAAGAACTAATGAATCTAATCTATGCCGAGAAGGCAAAAATAAGCGAAGAATATGAAAGAGCTGACGACTCTACCCAATTAGGCCTATTAGAAGGCTGGGATAAGGCGCTTTCATGGGTTGTCCGGCAACTCACAAAAGAGGAGATAAGAGCATAATGAATCAGATTTATGACAATAACAATAACTGCTTTACGTGCGACCAATATGTGTACGATCAGCATAAAAAGTCATGCCCTAATTATGTGAAGGAAACTCTCTCACAATTCTATGAAAGAATACAGACCGAGAAAATAGAGGTTAAGGCATGAGCTTATTGGGATATACAACCAAGGAAATTAGAGACATGAGCGACGGAATATCCAAACTATACGACACGCTTACCCTTAAATACGGAAAGAGTGACGCCGGCGTAAAGTGCTTAGCCAATGTCGGAGACTTACTAGACGGGTTACTTAGTGAAGGGTGGACAGTATGAGCGAGAATCGTCTCGCCTATTGGAAGGCCAAGGCTAAGCTATGCGAGAAGGTATTCTATGAACAGGTTAAGGATCCGAATAAGCAGGATGAAGCAGTGGAGAACCTTGCCCGGTTTATAGCCGCCAATAGGGAGATAGACCGACTCACTAACGGGATAGATTACTCATGGATATACGATAACTAATAACCGACACGCACCGGTGTTGTCTATTGACTTAGACGGCGCCGGTGTTTATTATTTACCAAGCAAGCCCCGCATCGGCGGAGCTATTAAACAGGACGGCAGATAATGACCCAAACAGTAACCGAAACACTAGGGCATAAAGCAATAGACGCCCTACATGAGGCAATACAGATCGCATGGCAAGCCGGATACGAGCAAGCCCTGAAAGACGTAAATCAAGATAAGGACCTAGGCGGGGGACGTACTTTGCGCCTTGCCGTTGTCTCAGATATTGAGATGGATGATAGAGAATGAGTACTATACATTTAGC